GATTCTAATTCTAATTCTGGATGAATATGAAACGGCTTTTTGTGGTGAACTTGAAGGTTATTAGAGTTACCACAATTTGCACAAGTTTTATGTGATTCTAAAAAGTTTTTACGAACCGTTTGCCACTTAGATGATCTTACAGAAAATGGCTTTCCTTGTAACTTTTCTTTAATGGCAACTACAAATCTAGTCATTTAAGTATTTATAAATACTTTTTTAATTCTGAATATATTACCAATCTTTCGTCTTTATTCTTAAAGATCAGTTCTTTCAAATTATTAATAATTGATTTATTAAATTCTGTTTCTTTCGTACTTTCTAAAAAGTTTGTGAATTCTATTTGACCTAGTTCACAAAAATCCGCAGGAAGCATTGCTTTTGGATCAATAAAGCCGTGTGGATAATCATTAAACTTATCTTTATTGCTGATCAAATCTCCAAAGTAATGGTTTATAACTTCTGAATCTAATTGAACGAAATAAGGAATTCTTATTAATTTAAATCCCAAATCATTTGCTTTTTCGTTCTTGATTTTATCAGAAATTATCTGCTTAGAAGAATTGTAATGTCGGTATCCATCAAATTCGAAAATTAATTTATTATCGTAAAAAATATAATCATATCGTCCTCGTATATTAGATTCTTTCAAGACCCTATCATTTTCGAAATTATCAGAGAATCTTTGCCTGAGGAAATCACCAAGTAAACTTTCGTTTAAGTAATTACTAATCATAATTATTTATTAAAGTTAGTATTTTTTAATTTATTTTTAAACTCTTCACTTTTAGCATAATTATCTACTCCATATTTTTCTATATTAGTGGCTTTTAATTTTTGTTTTCCTTCTTCGGAAGCGAAGTAATTAGCAACACCATATTTTTTAATATTAGTTTCTTGCATTTTCTTCATTCTTTCTTCTGACTTCATGTGACAAGTTCTGCTGCATGAAGTCTGCCAGCCATTGTTTGTGTTGAATATAGTATGCTTGTCACAAACTTTACATTTAGGGCGTTCTGCGATTCCTTCGATATAGGTTCTAACTCTCACAGAAAAAGCATAACCACTAAAATCTAGAAATAATGTTTTATTAATAACTTCATCAAAAGCATCTTTTCCAAATTTAGAGATAAACATCTTTTCTTTTACGAAACGATACGAACCGTTATATTTTGTCTGTAAGAATTCTTCGATTTTTGTTTTTAAGTTTTCCATAGAACGCCTAATATATCATCATAAATTTAAAAATCAAGAATAATATACAGCGATAAAAAAAGAACCACAGATTTCTCTGTGGTTCTTTCTAAGTTACTTATTTTTAAATACTTACGTAATTTAAAAATATACGCTAGAATTTCCGGGCGTAAATGCCTGACCAAGATTCTTGAGAATAATGGTGTGGTAATAGAGCGATGCTCCGAAAATATTATCCACTACTCCATATCTTGTCAATAGTCCAACGCGAGGAGCGAAGTCATTCGGTCCAATTGTGCGTTGTACCATTACAGGAATGTAAGGGCAGTAAATGATACCAGAATCATAAAATTCTGTACCTTTATATCCTAGAAGTGCATACTCGATGCCTGCGCCAGTTCCTTCTGGATCTGTGCCTGCGCCGTAGCCTACATCACCATATACTCCACTGTTCTGAACTTCGGTGCGTGTATCACGATAGATCTGGAAACGACCACCGAGAGAACCAACTTTAGCTACGCCAGTTTGCTGGGTAGAAACGTTGCCTTGTACAGTTATCCACTGGAATTCGGGAAGCATTTCAAAGATAGCGCACACGCGAGGTGTTGCTACGATGAAGTTTGCTGCTCCACGACGATTGCGAATTGCAATACGGTTTGCTTCAATAATTACTCTCTGGTAGAAGTCACGATTACGTTCAACAAGCCAACGACCATCGGCAGTAGATGGAGACCAGACTGAGAATCCCTTACGGAAACCACCATTTAAGGAGGTTTGGATCATACGGATAATCATTTCACGGTCGATTTCGGCTTGGATCTCATATGCCATTGCATTTGTGATTTCAGCGTCGATATCAATTCCGTTCATGTTCTTTAAGTCTTGCTCTAGCTCGACAGACCATTTTGCACCTAATCTACGAGTACCAGCTTCAACGGCAGTCTTCTCGAAGGATACTTCAACAGTTGGGATGTTTGCGTTGATTTCGAAATTCTTGAGAATTTCAGCAACACCACCATCAGCAGCATTAAAGTTCCATGTTACGCCAGAATCGGCATGAGTACCGAGACCTGATAGCGCACCAGCAGAAACGCCAGTGAAACGTGAATCGAGATATTGCCATCCTAGTTCGTTGTCACCTTGTGGGGACTTACCACCTGCTCCACCGGGAAGACCACTACCTTGGTTGTTACCAGAAGCGGTATAACTTACGGTAGTTTGGTTGTGTGTACCGGGGGCTGCTTGCCAAGAACCATTTTGTGATGCATCTTGATAGTTGCCACCTAGGGTTTCCTTGGAGTACTTATAACGTAGAGCGAATGCTAGTCCAACAGGACCAGACATTGGCTGAACGCCAACGATTTCGTTGGAGATAAGTTCTGGGAATGTACGACGAATCATCGGAATAAGAATCTTTGGAAGACGATTATCGCCAGAAGCATAGCTATCAGAGCCACCGGGGAATGCTCCACCTGTGTTACCGTTGTTGATAGAACCGAACATAGTTCCTGTTCCACCTGCTGTGTTTGCTTCACGAATGCAATAAGCTTCTTGGTTTTCAAGTAGCATTGCAGTGTTTAGACGAGTATGATCATCTTCAATTGCGGCTACGCTCTTGCTGGTGTAGTCGAGCACTGGTGCCCACTTTTCCAAAAGAACCTTAGCGCGATCTTGATCGATGTATGATTGTGCGGGTTTGATTTGTTTCATATGTGTTATTTTTCTTTCTTTTATTTTCGACCTCAAGATAGTTAATATCAGGATCTCAAGTAATATTTACTTCTACCAAATTTTTATAAGAGCAAATATATTAGTATTTACTCAATTCGTTCAAATAATTTGAAACGCTGCCGAAATTTTCTTCGTTTGATTGAACTTCTTCGATTGTATCTTCTTCTAATACAACACGATCTTGTTTAATCTGACGATGTGTGAATGCTTCTTCTTTCAAAGTATGAAGACGTTCTTCTTCTTTCTTGTCGAAGAGTGAAAGGGTATAATCAATGTTCTCCATAATGAACTTAGGAGTCTTGCCTTCGAAAACACGTTGTGCGTATTCCTTCTTCTTAGGACTTAGCTTGGAAGTCTTTTGTTCGAGGATTAGTGCAGCCTTTGCTTTTGCGAGTGTTTCGCGGAGAGTTGCGGATTCTAATTTAGCACTGTCTGCAACCTTACGAGATTCGACGATTTGTGTCTTGCCATCAAGAAGAGCTTCTTTTAGAGAATCGTTCATTAGTGCAGAATCAATTGCGAGGTTTTCGCGAAGATTGTTAAGAATGATACGAGCCTTCTTATTTTGAACGGCTTCTGCGATTGCCTTCTTAGGAATCTTGCTTTCGATGAATACGTCAATGTAATCAGAAATCTTATCTACTAGCTGTGATTTAAATTGTGTTGCTTGTTCACTGATGACAGTTTGATAGCGAGTGATAACTGTTTTTAGTTTAGCAGTGTTATTAGCATCTAGTGCTTCTACGACCTTTTGTAGTTTCTTACTATGATCAGTGTCGATAGCTTCTAGAAGCTGATGAGCCTTTTCGGTATATTCGGCATCTTGTTCAGTTAGTGCCTTTTCTACGTGAATTCTTACTCGTTCATCAACAGCAGTATCAAATGCTTCTTGAATTTGACCGAGTGTTTCGTCTGTTAAAATTCCTTGGGTAGCTTCTTTTAGAAGTTTTGTAATTTCAGTTGCCATAATATTAGTTAGTCTTTGTAATTATTTTTTCTCAATGATTACTTCTTTTTTGCTGCCTTTTTCCCGCCTTTTTTGAATTTAGCGAAATTAAATTTACCAAATGCAGTATCAGTGGATTTGTCTTTTTTTGATTTAGCTTTTTTGGATTTAGCTTTTGTTGGAGTTTCTGAATCGTCTTCTTTTTTAAATGGATTCTTTTTTGCTGCTTCGGTGATTGTAATTTTAATTTTTTGATTAATTACATTTTCGAGAAACTTATGAGCAGTGCTAAAGTCATCAACAATTAATGAATCGACAAATT